CGTCAACAGCGCAGTCAAAGCCGGGGCGAAGGTGTTGATGGTCGGGACGATCAAGGGATTCCGTGCCAGGAAGTTCACGAGCGATGTCATGGACACGCCATTCAAAGACAGGGTGGTCATGTTTGCGGCAGACCGAGGTATCTCTACGAACTACGTTAACCCCACGAAATTGATCGAGAAGAGAAGCGGTGATGAAATAACCTCACCGTTCACGCAAGTCCTGACTAGACGCAAGAATATCCGCGGGGACCAGAGGGCTTTAGACTGGGCGGTAGAAGATTATCTTAGCCCGATTGAGAGCATGCTGCGAGCTCAAAAACCCTACGTGAAGTTTACGTATGCTGAAGCTTTCTCGGGGACAGGTGAGCTGACGAAGACGAACCTAGCCACCTCGACGGGTCCTCCTTATAATAGCAAGAAGAGTAGCTACTTGGAGAAGCAAGACAACGGCGATTGGAAGATCGAGCCGAATCTCGCCGCGGACATGGAGCTGGTGACTGAGAGTCTCAGTCGCGGAGAGATACCCGGCGTGGTCATCAATGACTGCGTCAAGGCTGAGGCGATCTCTGCGACGAAAGCCGAGGAGTGCAGGCAGAGGATACTGGAAGTAGGTCCGACGATACACTCGACAAAGCTGAAGCGATTGCTGGGATGGCTTGCGGGATCGATCAAGGCCAACAAGGCGCTGTATGAAATGTCTATCGGGATGAACATCTACGGTTTAGATGCTGAGAGGCTCTATGAGCGCATGCGTGATGGGCGGTGTTTTGATGGCGACCTGGAGATGCAAGACGGATGCACCTCGACCCAGGTTATGGATGCGATCTCTCTGATCCTAATCAGGTTGAGTGTGGCCGCGGGTATGCCTGACGACGACGTTGAGGAGTTGAGGCTACTCCTCCTCTCATTCGGTGACAGGCTGGTGTGTATCCTTGGAGACGTCTTCATCGTGAATGGGGGCAACCCGAGTGGCTGGTACGGCACTGCAGTAGCGGCGAGTCTGGTGACGATTCTACTACTGCGGTGCTCGTTCTATCTCACACACATCGGGGCGTACAGCGTGCCGCCGTTGACGGGATACCGGACGGAGGTGGCGACCGAAGTACAAGGTGACGACAATGTCAATTGTGTAGCGTATGGTTCAACGCGAGTGTGGTTCAGTGGGGACGAGGTGTCGAAGGTTGCACCCACTTACGGTCATAAATATACGAGCGCGGATAAAGGTAAGGAGAGGATCGGATGGAAAGACGTTTCTGAAATTTCCTACCTTAAACGATGCTTCTCTCGAGTTAAGGGCCAAGTGGTCATGCCCTTGGAGTTGAAGAGCATTGCCAAACAGTTGATGTTTTACAAGAAACCAGCTGGAGGCAGCCTCGATGCCCAGCTGGCAGTGAACTTGACCAATGCATCGAGGGAATTGAGCCTGCATGGCCCCGTAGTGTACGCCGAATGGACGGGATTGATTCGCGAGCTAGCTAAGCAAGGAGAGATTGAGAAGTCGAGATTCTATGATGTTAAAGAGTGGGAGGAGACTTTCGACGGAGTGTTGGCTGGCACGTTGAGCGGTTTGGGGGTGGAATTTGTCGACGTGGATGAGATGGTCTACCAGAGTGCTATGGAAGCTGCACCAAATCTCACCACCGCTGTCTCGGACGCCACACAGATTGTGGAGGTCACGGGGCCACCAGTGTCCATGATAAGGGAAGCGCAGACATCCGCTGGTGATGCGTTCCAGCACCGTGCGGTGAAAGTGAAGACGCAGGCCCTCACAGTAGCCGATGTGACCGGCACTGTTTTGACCAACTTTGAGTTGATCGACACTTTGCTGGCTAATACGCAGTTGGCGGACATCTTCGACAAGTACTGGAATTTCAATTTTGAGTCGATCACGCTGAGGGTGCAGCACAACTCTTCAGGGAGCATGTATGGAAGGTATGTCGTTTGTGTTGTTCCCGAGGCGAGCATGTCCGGCATGGTTGTACCGAAGACGGTGAGTGTGGAGAACTGTACGCACGCAAGTTATCATTTCATGTTTAATCCGGCCAACAATGAGGATTTCGAATTTACGATACCGTGGTTCGGCCTGAATGACTCCAGATTGTGCGGCACCGACACATCCGCTCCTCGTTGGCGTGTGTCGGTGATATGTGTGTGCCCTCTGACGGACGCGGTGAATTCGGCAGGCGCCTCTTCGAGCACGCTGACTCTCGTGGCGAATTTTAACAAGGTTAACTTCGGGAGTCCAGTGTACCAGGGGCCAAAGAAGAACACGATCAAGGTCAGCGCCATAGCCGAGGCGGTCGGGGCGGTCGGGACAATTATGGCTGCCGTCGTCCCTGGCATGCAACCCTTCTTACCTGCCGCAATGGGGCTGGCAGCTGCCGGTAAGGCGTTGGCTGAGATGGGTCACACCCGACACAGAGCGCCCGTCATGGCCAATCCTATGATGAAAGTCGCCGTCACAGGTTTGGGACCCGTTGACGGCGAAGACAAAGGCATGGTTTGCGACTGGGTGCAGGCTGCACAGGTGACGACCTCACCTGATTTCTCGGGCAACGCGTCATCTGAAGATGAAATGGCTTTTTCGTTTTTAGCCAAGAAGAAGCACATCATAGCGATCAAGTCGATGGCCCCGTCAAATTTGACCGGCTATACACTCGCAAGTATTGCAGTCACGCCGTACGCGTCGTTACCCGTCGCGGCGACTTCCGGCTACTGCTACCACCCTCTGGCTCACACTACTATTATGTGCGCGTATTGGCGGTCAACGATGTACTATGACGTGACTTTTTCATGCAACGCTTTACAGAGCGGTACTGTGTTCGCCTTTTGGAGTCCAACTGCGAAGTCTGAAGCCGTTACGATCGGCACTGACTTCATGAGCGGAGCGGCAGGGTGCATCATAGAGATTGACCCGGCGAAGAGGTATAGGATAAAGATACCCTGGTTTGTCAGGTTCCCGTCATGTAGAGTGAAAGGCGGCGTCCCTACGGGGAGTAGAGGCACCGGGGATGTGAATGGTTACCTTATATTCGTTGTTATGAACCCCGTGTCAGCACCTTATGTTGCAAGCGTGCAAATGGTTGTGGAGATGTCGGTTGGTGATGATTTCCAAGTTGGGGGAGTGAGGCCTTACATTGCCAACAACGCCACCGCGCCACTTGAGTCGGCATTAGTCGTCCAAGGCACTATTACTCAGACAGGTGAAGAGACTGAAGAATGCACGATAGGTAGGGAAGGAGCTGCTGTCAATTTAGACGGGGCGACGCTGAGTAGCACGGTGGCGAGTGTTAAGGCGCTCTGCCAGCGATACTGTCATTACCCTGGTTATTCAGGCAACGCACAGTACTGTGTGGACGTTTCAGGGACACCAGCTGCTACGACATATCGTACGGTGTTATCTATGCCGTTCTACCCTACGCCACCCACAGATGACCCCGCAGCCGGGTACTTTACGGTGGAGTGGCCGAGCCACATCCTCAGAAGCGCTGGTGCATCTGTTATTACGCAGAGTACGGGCATAGCGTTTACCATGATCGGCTGGCTCGGGCCTATGTTCACGGGTGCGAGGGGTGGGATGTCGCATAAAGTCGTAATTTCACCGAGGGTTGGCAGCACCGTTACGCAGACGGTCCGGTCGATACAGTTAATAGACAGGAATGGAACTTCGACCGCTAACTCAGATGTCACGATGAATCAAGGGTTCTCTTCCTACCCGCTCAATCTACACGGTGCGAAGATGTGGCCGCAAGGGACAGACGTTCAGAGTTTTGACTTCGTGATGCCGTACAACCAGGTTGAGAGGTTCTACCCGATTAACACGGCGTATTATGAGGGGTCTTCCAACTCTAAAAGCGTCAGCATTATTATTGAGAGCTGCGGCGATTTTACGATGTATATCCTGTCTGCGGGTGCGGCGGACTTCTCATTAGCAGGCTTCAGGTTTTCACCGATTGTGGATAATACAGTCGTTTGACGGCGTCTACGGGTGCAGTTGCACCCACCAGCGAAGAAGCTGAGCTCTCATAGAGCGAACTCTAACACGAGTTATTGTGTTCACCAGGACGAGGTGTTGATTTGTCCCCTAGGCGACCGGGTAAGTGTTAAGATGGCGACATCTTTAGGTCGCACTTTCTTACCACGGCGTAGTGCTTGTTTGTGTTTCAG